CTGGAGGCGATCGCCTGAGTCTACATGTTTGGTTAGTAGACACAGGTTTGATCTCACCCTGAATGGGTAGAGACGATCGGTTCCAATTTGAGTTATGCCACAGCAGATACGCACCCTTATCGCAAACGGGACGTTTCTCATTCACTCGTACGAGTTTATGAGTACCTCCCGGAGGCGATACGAGTTTCGTATCTAGACTGTAGTCATAACCACCCCAAAGAGCCTTCGGTACGTAGGCAGCCAAACTGGACCATACATGGTACAGGGAAGGATGCTCGTACCGGCGGGAAGCATCAGCAAACGCCCAACGGCGTAGCTGATTACATACGCGAATCACATCAGTGAGACGTGTTGCTTCTCGCTTAAGGTAGAACGGGGTTATGTCGTGTCCATTGTAAAAGTGACCGCCACAGGACTCTCGAAAGGGTCCTTCAGCATAACTTTTCTCGGCATTGATGGAGAATCCAAACTCCTTCAACACCCAAGACGCTTCATCAAACATCCCAGAAGGGATGATGATGTCGTCGCCATAGATGGATACGACACCTGGAGTGTTCGTAAAGTATGCGGTTGCACGCATTAGAGCGAGAAAGATCAAACTTTCAAGCTCGAACGTGAAACCGTTGCCCATACTTGAGAACATTTCCATACGGTGCGTTTCTCCTTCAATCTCTACCGTTTGGCTACGAATATCGTCAAGATACTCGAACCAAAGCGGAGGGAGAAGAGATTCGACGACCCGTCTAGCGATCGTATCACTAGCCGAGGACAAATCCATAGTAGCGAGAGTGCCAGTGGCACTACCGTACTGGGCAAGTACTCGGTTTCGTGATTGATCATTTAGATTGGTCCCGAATCGACGGAGACGACGCCTGATATGAGCGCCGACTCCTTTCTGGAGAAACATATTGATATCTGGCTCTTTACAAGCACAGCGATCAATATCCGTTTTCTTTGGAACGGTGAACAGTTTGGAGCCGTCAACGACGTTTAGTTCGTTGAAAGCCTCATACTGCCGGAGCATTGGCATTTCTCGAAATATGATATCGAGAAACTTCTCTGCCCCCTCGGTTATATCAGCCTTACCGACGAACTTAAGAGCTGGGTGGCTCTTAGTTCTCGGACGACTTGTAGACGCACCTCCCGAGAATGATCCAACGACTACTCCATCATGGAGTGGTCCAAGGACATCTCGGATAAATCGTCTAGCAAACCGAAGAAAAGACCGAAACGTTACACGCCCGAGTACATTGTACTCGGGGTGTAGGTCCACGAACCGTTGGTTCGTCTGCGCGTTTCTTCCTTCGCAGTCCATGAATTTCCGGATGGCGCTTGCGCGCCGTTCGGAACCAGGGACAAGGGATTCATCACAGAATTTGGTGAGGAATTCCTCTCGAAGGTAGGATAACGCAGGGTCTTCTCCTCCGTCAATGGAATTGACAATTCCACGGACGGACGATCGGGCTGCCTCAGAGATCTCGTAGTTGGCATCTGCCATTCGCGAGGGTCTCTGATTTCGCTTCTTACGACGCTTTTGCATTCGTTTGCCCTTTCTGGGTCAATGAAGCAGACTATGGCAATGATAATTGACATAGCTACGAGCACGACGGTACATAGCATAGCTATGACCCTCTTGCTCAGCTCCCTTTCTCGAAGATCGAGATGATCAACGTGAACCGACATCTACT